TTTTTTGATCTGGTAAACGCTCCACCGACATCGCATACTGCTGGTAGCGTATATGTTATTTGACTACCAGACAAGAGAGAAGTTGTGTTTAGATCGGTAACCGTGTTTAATCCACATACATTAAAAATTCTATTTGCAACAGTAGTTCCGCTCACCAGAGAACTATTTCCAAATAATGTTGCATAATTTTGCATAGTGTACCCGGAACCGGTGACACCGGATGCATCAGGTATTGTTGGAAATATTCCTGCAGTATATGGTTGGGTTATAAGCCACTGACACATGGATGTCGTTCCATCTTGACCGATAACAACATCAAAGTATGTTTCAGAATCACTTATATATTGGTCAAAACCGGAGGTATTGGGGCTAATTACCAAACGGCCACCATATGCTAGATATGAAATAGCATATAAAAAGTCTTTTCCGGCAGGTAGAGGGCTCAATTGTATTATATTATCTTCGGTTCCCGCAGTGATAAAGAACCCATATGTACCACCTTGGCCTGGATTGCTAATCAAACAAGCAGTAATCCCAGATAGCTTATTCAAGTCACCAACCAGCTCCTGTGGAGTGGTATAAAGGATATATTCGGCAGCAGTAGTTCCTTTTGCTGGAGTATAAAAATTACTTCTCGAATACACCAACCAACCAAAAATACCACCTGGATTATTTCCTACGGCCCCAGAAACACCATTAAATGTAATCCCAGGATTATACGTAGTACCCATCAACATTCCCGCAATTAGTGGAAATGTAGTGCTTTCTGTGGAATATTGGTTGGAGCTTACGAATGAGCTGAGTGATGGCATTTATGTTCCCTTTTCTTCCAAATATTTAGTATTCTTATGTAGGATACCATACTGCACCCCCCGCAATAAATTCTCCATCGTCATCGTCATTCTTGGGATCCGGGACAAATAAAACATTGTCATCTTCTGGTTTGGTGGCTTCTTCGTAATTAAATTTAGCCTGTTCCACTAGATCTGCATAATATTCTTGTCTAGTCAACCAAGCAAAGAATACCAAACTCATCACTAAATCATCATGTTGACCATCATCGGCTTTATACGTATTGGATTTTGATACAAAGGACATCAATTCGGAGATTATCCGTTCATCATTTAATAAAATTTTATCTTCTTCGATCAATCTTTTTAAAATGGCGCAACCTATTTTTTTAGTTTGGGCAGTTGTACGTATACCCATTTCATTTTTACCAACTCCACCAAAACCCTGTGATAAAATTTGTCCTTTTCGTCCAAGTACCTTTGTCATGAGCACATTTTCATATTCTAGGTCTGCGTGAAGAATATTTGAAACCTGCCCTCCCAAATCATTGGTTTCGATTAATACATAAGCATTATTATAAGCTTTTGCTGCATTTAGTATGACTGTCGGAAAATTAAACGGACTTATAGTATTATTTCTATATGACGCAACGACTTTATACGGGGCTTGAGAGCCTTCAATAACGGTAAAGGCAGAGTAATCTATACCTTGACCTCTTGAAACGTCCGCCTGCAAGAAGTAGGTTTTGTCTTTTTGTGGAGTTTCATATACTCTATAGCCTTCTGCATTTTCGCTTAAAGGTTCTTCTGGAGCAAGTAAATTTAATTTGCTTGAAGATATTAGAGTATTCGAAGATCCCAAAAAGCTACAGCCATATTCTTGTTCAAACTGGTCTGCGCTAGTATTGGCTATCTGTTCTTCTGCCCAAGTATCATCACGCAGTTTTGGACTTCCCGGGCTAATTGGCGTATCACGCCAAGTTACTTCGACTGGAACAAATTTATTTTTTAACTTATGCCCTTCTGGTCTTTTGGCATCAACCCAAAGTTTGTGAAAATGGTTCATACCATTTGGGGTAGAAACGATGATGAGTTTGGTTGTAGTACCTGCAGAAATGGTTGGGTAAGTAGATGTATAGAATTCTTCTGCTACATGGCTAGGCAAGAATGCATATTCGTCCAATAGAAGAAGATTGTACGAACCACCACGGATGGCCGACGAGCTTGTTGCATCACACATCACTCTAGACCCATTTTCTAATTTAAAACTAGTCTTATTCCATTCTACGACGCCCTGCTGTAGAAAGTGTGGTAAATTTTCATAAGCCAATTGAAGCTTGGAAAAAAGTTCCTCTTTGGCTGTTTTCAAGCGGTTGGCAAGGATTGCCACATTTACACTTTGATTAAAAGTAATATAGTGGCAAATGTAGCTTGTAACGCAGGTTGATTTACCGCATTGGCGGGGCCATTTTGAAATGGTAAAGCGATTGTCGTGTATTGCATTTACAAAGTTTTTTTGATATTGATATAGATTAAAAGGAACAATTCCTTTATCAAGAGTCTTTACTTTAATATATTTTTCACAAAAGTATACCGGATCTTTTGCACATTTAACATATTCTTTTAGTTGTTCTTCTGTGTATTGAAGCTCAACCCCGGGAAGTTTTAACTTTGGGTTATTTCTATAACCCTCTTTATATATTTGTGCCATTATCTAAAATCTCCGCTTCCACAACATCTTTTTCTGTACTTCTATCTTTATTTAAGAGATTTTGCAAATCTTTTGTCGAACCGACGAAAACAGAATTGTTGGTTTGTTTTACTTCTACTTTAGTACCAGTGGTATCTTTTGCTTTTTTATGGACATCGAGCATATTATTGTTAAGATCTGCCATGGTCTTTAATAGTATTGCAACAACCTCAAATTAATATTCATATTCAATCCAATATAATAGGAATCGTATTTGCAGCCGAGATTCCTGTAGCTGATTTAATTTCACCAAATATCCACGATTTTGCCAAAAACTGGAATGAGGCTATATTTAAACGCCTACTAGAAAAATCACCTTCATATCTTTCAGTTAAGTTATTTGATACCATTATTATTGGTATCTGCATGTCAGGTTGGACAGTATTCATATCCAATGTAACAACATGTTCTGGAACAAAATAAGGCATTATCTGTTCCACTATCTGGAGCATATCATCGGTATGTCTGGTGTAGACAAATAAACTAAAAGAGACATTTACAGGTATTTGGCTAGCTATTGCGCTTCCAGATGGACCACACCCCTGTGTGACGTTTGTATTTTGGATGAAGCGGCCCAATCGCCTACCGGGGTCCGCAACAATACTATTCATATTAAAACTGATAATGGGAACTTGTAATTCGATACGAGTTCCGGTTGATATAGATGAAGGTTGCAGTAGCCGTTGAATGAATTTTTCTTGTGAAGAATAATGAACCGGTACTCTAATATTGGTTGGCAGAGATGTATCTGGATCTGTATGTGCAACTTCAATATTGCTGAACAGTGAACCAAATGCCACTACCAATTTTCTTAAATTTTGGTTGTAATAATAGCCAAACATTAAACGCCTCCCGAGCACCCGGCATCATCAAACGGATTGTTTGGATCAAATCCATATGAGTTGCCTTCGATTTGCAAAATATCATTTATTCCATATGTTGTTCCCAAATTATTAGCTCTTGGAATGATTGTTGAGCCGGAAAGACCAGCAGTAGTAATTGTATACGGAGAATTGATATCTGTATTCGTAGTAGTAATTTTTTCGTAGCTGTATGTAAAGAGCTCGGCTGTTATTTGATACGAATAAAGTTTTCCAAGTGGATAGAAAGGGTTTTCGTGTTCAACGAAGTTAATTTCAAATAAAGATTTTGAAAGTGGAAAGTAAATTAAGTCACCTTCACGCGGCCTTGTAATGGATCTATCTATATCCGTAACTTCTTCTTTAAATCTTTTTCTCGCCATTATAAGAGTAATCTTATCTTTGATTTCGAGACCAAATTGAGTAATAACATCCGTACCGTCAAATCCCTTAAAGGACTGTATGTACATTTCTATTACATAAGATCTTCTGAATGAAGATGCAGGATCTTCGCCAAATACTTGATCGATATTAAAATATTGTCGGGGCACATAATAGCAATCCTGGCCAATTCCCTGAATCAATTCAACTGTGATATCTTCGATCAGATTTTGTTCTGGTTGGTAGTTGGTAAGATTAATATATGGGTTTGTTGCCATTTTATCCTATCATTGGATCTATTGGATTTTCATAGACCTTAGTCAACATCTGTTCAATTTCTGCCAATTCTCTAACTGCTTCTTGCATTATTGCCGGTGCGTTCAATTGAGCACCACCGGGCAAGGGCATACCTGAAAATTTTAATAAATTTTGCGCCCATTGTTTTTTCAGCAGTGCCGCATAATGTCGTTTAAAAATTCTGTCATCCCATGCTTTTGGATAATAATCGGGATCCACTTTTACATATGCCTCAATCATTACATAATTGCCCGCTTCTAAATCAGACCACTGAGTTTCCAGGAATAGTCTATTTGTGCTTTTTGTATATGTATAGGATACTGGATAATTGAATACATCGTTGATTAATGAGATGTATTGCATACTTTCCATATAAGTTGCCATCGGCCCCTGTGCAAGACCGCCTTGGTTAAAATACAAACCAAAAAAGTCAAATAGAGTCATCTGGTACCGCAAATCAAACATATAGTCACCAACTTGATCGCTCGGGCTATATACCTTTGTTACTGATACTATGTCATTTGCAGCAGGCCAATAACTAGTAACACCTGTAGATGCAGATGTAACCGCCTGTGCCCCAACAGCGTAACCAAAAGTACTAACATCCAAATATTGATTAACCGAAGCTGTAACCCCAACAGGAACAACAAACTGAGCTCTTTGATTAAAATCAAAGTGTCTTTCCTGCATGTACTCTAAAGATTCATCCAGTCGATCCTCTGCTTGTTCTGGATCAACATTTATTTGGATTACTGGAGCACCCAGTTTTCTAAAAGTATAATCAATAAATTCTTGTCTGGTGGAAATGGCCATGCAAATATTTATGCATTTTTATTAATATGCCACCTACAAGTTTAAGTTTCACCTATTGTAATTTCTACAGTTTTTAATAATTCTGGATCTATAGACTCTATTTGAGCTTTACGTTCTTTTATTTCTGGTAGAGAATAATTTGGATCGTAATTACTAAAACCCGGCATATGTACTGGACAGTTTAGAACCGGATAATCTAATTTTGAGTACTCGTTTCCATTTTTGATAAGCCAGGTGTGTTTTTTATCCCCACACCCACATCTTCCACAAAAATGCCTGTCGCCATGTTTGCTGGTTCTTAAAAATGGACACGGGGTTTCAATTCCGGCACCACCAAAACACGAAACAACTCTTAGTTGTTTTGTTTCTACATCTGTTTTTTTGTTTCCAATACCTCTAGATGCAACAGATGCCGCAAACATAATCATTTTTTCAATCATATTAAATTACCTTATAATATAAAACAACTCCAGCCGGAATTACGTATTCTTTTAAAAAATTTTCATATTTTTGTAATTCCAAATTTTGAGCAGATGCAACTTGAATTTCAAACACGGAAGGGGAAGTTGAAACAATAAAAATATCATTCCAATCAAAACCCAATAATGTTGTAATTAAATATTTTATAGCTTGAGGAGTTCCTTTAATATTAA